ACCCCTTCCAGGTGTCGGCATATCGCGCGGCGCTTGGCCACATGGCGTGACCCCATGCAGCAACTGCGACCAATCAACCAAGCGCCCGCACTGGGGCGGCTACAACACCCACTGCGCCCACTGTTGCGCCCGCCTGCTGGCGTCAGCCCGGCCCCTGAAGCATGCACAAGAGGGCCTGCTGTTTGCGCTGGCCCTGCGACCAGCCAATGCCAAGCGCGCGGCGATTTTGCTGGCGTTGAAGGAAAGGGATGTGCGTCATGCAAATCAATGTAAAAATTGATTTCTCCAAGGCCAACAAGTTGCTGGACAGACTGCGTGGACCAGAGGTCAAGCAGGCTATAGCCAAGGCGCTGACGGACTCTGCCTTTGAAGGGCGCAGGGTTGTTCAGCAGGACATGGACAAGTCATTCAACGGGGTGACGCCATACATTCGCAAGAGTGTTTTCGTAACCCCCGCCACACCCAACAACCTGACCGCCATCATTGAGCCGCGCTACATGGGCGGCAAAGGCGTAGACCCACAGAATATTTTGAGAGCCAGCATTTTTGGCGGTGAGCGCAAGCTCAAGCGCTCAGAGGTGGCCTTCCTGCGAGCGGGTATCTTGCCGGCTGGATACGCTATTGTTCCTGGCGACGCCTGTCCGCTGGACCAATACGGCAACGTAAGGGGTGGCTTCGTGGTGCAGCTGATTAGCTACCTCAAAGCCTTTGGCGAGCAGGGCTACAAAGCAAACATGAGCGACAAACGCAAGGCCAAACTAGCAAATCGCGGGCGCACGGCCGGAGGCTACAGCCGAGTCAATGGTGTTGAATACTTTGTGAGCTACGGCAAGCTGCGCGGCGGGCGTGGCGGTAGCCACTTACACCCTGGCATCTGGTCACGCACCGGCACGCACGGCTCAGACATCAAGCCAATCCTGATGTTTGTCAAAACACCAAAGTACGGCAAACGACTTGACTTCTTTGATAAGCCGGTCAAGGCGGCTCTCGACAAGTTCAATCCGCGCTTCAGATACCACATGCGGACCATTTTGGAGGCGGGGGCATGACGCGAGCGGATGTGATAGCGCCTTCCATCGAGACCACCCCACCCCCTTGTTGGGTCCTCCCGGCAAGGCACGCAGCACGGGGAATTCGAACCACGAGATCGCGCTAGTGAATAGGGTTTGCAAATGGTGAACGGTAAACACTCAGGGGTGAATGTTCCCTCTCAAGCGGCTATCGGGCGAGCTTTGAATTTATCGCCGGCGGCTATCACCAAGCTGAAAAAGCAGGGTATGCCTGTCGATTCCGTCGCGTCTGCCCAGGCGTGGCGGGAGGTTCGGCAAAACGTGGCGGCGCGCAAGCCGATGCCGGCTGCATCGGCACAGCCCAACCCAATTGCCGGCCGGGTTGGTGGTGATGATTTCCGCGCCATGGTCCGCGCTCACGATGCTGAGCTGCGCGGTCTTGAGTCTGACGAGGACCATGATGCAGCCCGCACGCGACTGAGAATTTCCGAAGCCAACCTGTCCGAAATGAAGGAAGCCGAGCTGCGCGGCAAGCTGCTGGAAAAAGCCGGTGTCGATGCCGCCATCTTTGAGATTGCCCGGGCCATGCGCGACGGCCTGACCAACTGTGCCAAGCGTATCGCTGCCGAAGTGGCAGCCATGGGCAAGGCCGACGACTGCGAAGCTGTCATCGAGCGCGAACACCGCGCGCTGCTGGAAAGCATGACGCACCAGATCACCGTCCGGCTGGGCACCATCGCCCCGACTGTCGCCGCATGACTCCGGGCGCCACCGTCGTGGACGCCGCGTTCAGCCGTGGCCTGCAGCCTGACCCCAACATGCCGGTTGACCAGTGGAGTGACCAGTACATGATCATTCCCAAGGACTCCGGCGCCAACGAATATGGCAAGTACCGAACCAGCCGCACGCCGCATGCGCGCCAGGTGATGCGCGCGCTGTCCGACGACCATCCATGCAAGCGCGTCGCCCTGATGGGCGCGTCGCAGATGCTCAAAACGCAAGTCGGTCTGAACTGGTTTGCTGCCAGCGTGCACCAGTCACCTGGCAACTTCCTGTGGATCCTCCCCACCGGCAAACTCGCCAAGCGCACCAGCACCCGTATTGCCAAAACCATAGCAGCGGTGCCAGAGTTGACAGAGCGCGTGGCCTCGCCGCGCTCACGGGACTCCGTCAACACACTGGACACCAAGGAATACATTGGCGGCGCGCTGTTCATCGTTACCGCCGGGGCGGCTGCCAACCTGTCCGAAGTGCCCGCGCGCCGTGTGCTGTTTGACGAGGTAGACCGGGCCGAGGCCAACGTCAATGGCGAAGGCGACCCCGTGGCCCTGGCCGAAGCCCGCCAAACAACCTTTGAGCGCAACCGCAAAGCCTACTACCCCAGCTCACCCACCATCACCGGCGAGTCGATCATTGAAAAGCTCTACCTGCGCGGCACTCAGCATATTGCGCTGGCCGACTGCGTGCACTGCGGCCACGCCCAGCCGCTTGAATTCGAGCGCCTGATCCTGTCCGACGACGGCCAGAACGCCCTGTACCCATGCATGGAATGCGGCGCCTGCATGACCGAGACCGACAAGAACCGCATGTTTGGCCGGGGCGCATGGTCCGAAGGTGTGCCCGGCGACGGCGAAACTGTCAGCTTCACCATCAACGCACTGTTTCTGCCTTATGGCTGGCTGCCCTGGATTGCCCTGGTGCGCGAATACGGCAAGGCCAAGGCCAAGCTGGAAGAGGGCAGCGAAGAATCCATGATTGCGTTCTACAACACCCGTCTGGCCCGGTGCTGGGAGCGTTCCAAAGAGCAAACCAAATACGACGCCCTCATGCTGCGCGCCGAAGACTACCGGCTGGGCCGCGTCCCCGCTGGCGGGCTGCGACTGACTGCTGCCATTGACACCCAGAACGAGCGGCTGGAATTTAAGGTTGTGGCTTGGGGGCGCGGCATGGAATGCTGGGTGGTCGACTACCAAATCATTCACGGCTCACCTGCCGAAGACGCCACCTGGGCAAGCGCCGACGCATTGCTCAAGGGCAAGTACCGCCACGCCCACGGTCAGCTGTTGGGCATTGACGCCGCCTTCATCGACTCCGGAGGCGCGCACACGCAAGACGTCTACAACTTTACCTACAGCCGCAAGCGCAGCAACATCTTTTCAATCAAAGGCGCGTCGAGGCCAGACAAGCCAATCATCTGCGCCAAACCAACGATTGTTGACATAACCTGGCGCGGCAAGACCGAAAAGCGCGGCGCGCAGCTGTGGTTTGTCGGCACTGATACCGCCAAAGACTACTTGGCAAGCCGCTGGAAGTACGGCGCCGGCCCCGGCGCAGTGCATTTTTCCAACGACCTGAAGGAAGACTATTACAAGCAGCTCACCGCCGAATACCGCGTTAGCGGCTACAAGCGTGGACGTCGCGTCAGCTGGTGGGAGAAAAAGCAGTCCGATCCAAACGAGGCGCTGGATCTCATGGTCTACAACCTGTCAGCTGCCTATTTTTTAGGCCTGCACAAAAAGACCGAGCACTACTGGCAAACGGTGAGCGACAAACTAAATCCACTCAACCTTGACATGTTTGCAATGCCTGAGGCTGCGCCAACAGATGCCAATGAATTAAAAGTGAAAAGCACTGCAGGCGCAATTTTGCCAGACCCCGACATCTATAAAAATAATAGTGAAATAGACATCGAGCACCCAGTTGGAGCCACATCATCGACCACATTTACGCCAGTCTCACCAAACCGCATCATGGGCAAACGGATCACTCTCAACGGGTTGCGCCGGGGTGCCAATTGACGCGTGAGGCCTTTAAATTTGACGACCTTGAACCCGACATCGTGGCCCTGGTGCTGCAGCAGGTAATTGAAATGGCGCCCGGCTTCAGTCAGGCGCTGGCCCGGCAAATTGAGCAGAAGGTTAAAGACCAGCACGGCGGCCGGCGTTGGTTCGTTCCCAAGGGTGCCAAGCGAATGACCCCCGAACAACGACAGGCGCTTTTTAACGACGGCCTGACCAATATGAGCACCGAAGAACTGACAGAAAAGCACAAAATCAGCCGCGCCACCGTGTACCGGGCGATGAAGCAAGGTGGAAGGTTCGGCGGCTGAGCGCTTGGGTCGTCTCACTTTGCCCTATTTGAGACGCCCCTAAGTTCCTAAAGTCGGCTCCAACTCTGGAGCCCGCATGGCAGGAATCACCCTTTTACAAGCCCAAACGCAGTTAGACAGCTACTTAGCGGCCGAGACCGCTGTTTTGAGTGGGCAGTCCTACGAAATAGCCGGACGCAAACTGTCTCGCGCTGACCTGGCCAGCATTCAGCAGGGCGTTCAGTTATGGAACAGCCGGGTCATTAATCTAACCAATCAAAGCCGTGGCCGCAGCCGCGCCCGCACTGTGGTGGCCAGCGCATGACTCGCAAAGCTGCCAGCGCCCAGGTGCGCCTGCCCGCCCTGACTGAGCAAAACCTGCTTGACAAAGTAATCGCCTACGCTTCGCCCGAGATGGCCGCCCGGCGCCAGGCGTCACGCAACCAGTTGGCATTGTCTGGTGGGTACACCGGCGCGCGAATTGACCGCGCCCAGCTCTCGCGCTGGATGCCGACCGCTGGCAGCGCCAACGCGGACATCATTCGCGACCTGCCAATGCTGCGTGCCCGCAGCCGCGACCAGATGCGCAATGCGCCGGTCGCACTCGGCGCCCTCAACACTACCGTTAGCCATGTCGTCGGCACTGGCTTGACCTACACCCCGGCTATTGATGCCGAGTTTTTAGGGCTTGATGCCGAAGCTGCTGAAGCCTGGCAAGACGACGTAAAACGCCGCTTTCGCGCCTGGGCCGAGTCCACTGATTGCGACTGTGCCCGTCAACTTGATTTTTATGGGCTGCAGGAGCTTGCCTTCCGCTCGTTTCTGGAGTCGGGCGACGCCTTTTTGTTGACCCCGCGCATTGCGCGAAACGGCAAAGCTGCGCGCCTGGCCTTGCAGCTGATCGAGGCCGACCGAGTCTGCAACCCTAACCGAACCGCTGACAGCCAGACGGTAATTGATGGGGTTGAAATTTTCCCTGCTACTGGCGAAGTATTGGCCTATTTTGTGGCGCGCCAGCACCCCGGCGCCAACCTGACCACCGGTAACCAGTGGGACCGCGTTCTGGCGCGCGGCAGCAGCACAGGCCGGCGCAACATGCTGGCCATCTTCAAGCCGCTACGCCCCGGCCAGGTGCGCGGCGTGCCGTGGATCGCCCCGATCCTTGAGCCGCTCAAGCAGCTCGGGCGCTGGTCCGATGCCGAACTAAACGCCGCCGTAGTCAGCGGCCTGATGGCCACCTTCGTGACCATGGATCCAGACGCCTTCGACAGCCTGTACGACGAAGACGCACAAGAGGCCATCATCAGCACCGCCAGTAAGTGGTCTGGCGAGATGGAAAGCGGCAAAGCCATCAACCTGCTGCCTGGCGAAGGCATTGAATCCCCGACACCCGGCAGGCCAAACCCCGCATTTGACCCCTTCTGGACCGCCATGGTGCGGCAAATTGGCATGGCGCTTGAGATGCCTTACGAGGTGCTGGTGATGCACTTCCAAAGCAGCTACAGCGCCGCACGCGCCGCGCTGCTGATGGCGTGGAAGTCATTCCGAACCAAGCGCGACATGCTGGCCAAAACCCTGTGCCAGCCTGTGCTTGAGTTGTGGTTGGCCGACGAAGTGGCAGAGGGTCGTATCAACGCCCCTGGCTTTTTCGCTGACGACATCGTGCGCGCAGCCTGGTGCGCTGCCATCTGGACAGGTGACGGCCCCGGCTCGATTGACCCTGCCAAAGAAGTCGCCGCCGCAAAAGAGCGGGTGGCGCTGGGCATCAGCACCAAGCAAGCCGAAAGCATCCTGCACGACGGTGTTGACTGGGAGCAAAAACACGAGCAGCGGGTGAAAGAAACCAACGCCGAAAAGCGTGACGGCATCTACATCCTGCCGCCTGGCAGCCCGCAAGCGCCCGTCAGCGGCCCGACTGATGCGCCAGCGGCCAGCACCGACGGCAGCACACCGGAATAAATCTTTTTATGAAGTCGTCTCACTTTGCCCTATTTGAGACGGCCCGCCGTTTTTAAAGTCAACCCCCATGAAGCTCCTCGACGTCATCACCGCACCCTGGGCCATAGAGCCGGCCAAGCTGCTGGAGATTCAAGCGATTTATGCCACGCATTTGCGCGGCGACAAGATTGACCTGGCAGCCGTCGAGCAGCGCCTGGGCCGGCCACTTGCCAACGAGCCCAAGGCTTACGAAATCATCGACGGCGTCGCCGTTTTGCCGATTGAAGGCGTCATTGCCAAGCGCGCCAACCTGTTTAGCCAGATCAGCGGCGGTGTATCGACCGAGCTGGTCGCGCGTGACCTGCGCGCCGCACTGGCCGACCCGGCTGTGCACAGCATCATCCTGTCGATTGACAGCCCTGGCGGCACGGTTGACGGCACGCAGGCGCTGGCCAGCATCGTGCGCGCCAGCAGCGGCACCAAGCCGATTGTCAGCCTGGCCAGCGGCACCATGGCCAGCGCCGCCTACTGGATCGGCTCCGCCGCTCAGGCCGTTTACATCGCTGACAGCACCACCGCAGTCGGCAGCATCGGCGTAGTGGCCACGCACACTGACGTATCAGGTGCTGAGTCACAACGAGGCGTCAAGACCACCGAGATTTATGCCGGCCAATACAAGCGCATTGCCAGCTCTTACGCGCCATTAACCGACGCTGGCCGTCAGTCGATTCAGGACCAGGTCGACTACACCTATTCGCTGTTTGTCGCCGCCGTTGCCGAGCAGCGCGGCGTCAGCGAAAAGGTCGTACTCAAAGACATGGCCGATGGCCGAATTTTTCAGGGCCAGCAGGCCGTTGATGCAGGGCTCGTGGACGGTGTTTCCACGCTCGACGCATTGGTGGCCAAGCTCAATGCAGACCGCGCCAGCGGCCAGCCCTCCGTCAGCCGCGCCGGTGCCGCGCAACCCCTCCAACCACTCCCAAAAGGAAACGCAATGAACGCAGAAGAATTAGCGGCGGCTCACCCCGAGGCCGCCGCCGCCATACGCGAGCAAGGCGCCAGCGCCGAGCGCACCCGCATCCAGTCCATTGAGGCGCAGGCCATCCCCGGCCATGAGGCCCTGATCAGCGCGCTGAAGGCCGACGGCAAATCCAGCGCCGGTGATGCTGCCATGGCGGTGCTCGCTGCTGAAAAGACCACCCGCAGCGCCGCAGCCAAAGCGCTGGCCAGCGAGGCGCCTGCCCCATTGCCAAGCGCTACGCCACCAACGGTGACTGCACCCGCAGCCAACTACGGCCGCACCGGCGCAATTGATGCCAGCACTGACGTGACGGCGCTTGACGCAGCCGCCAAAACCTACCAGGCCGCCCACCCCGGCACCAACTACATCGCGGCCGTGAAAGCCGTACAACAAGGAGCCTAAACCATGGCCGCTACACAAAACGCAATTTTTGTCCAGACCATCATCGCCACCGCAGTCATCACGGCCAATCGCGGTGTCACCATCGCCGGCGCTGTGCCGGCCGGCGCTGCCACTGCTCTGGGCCTGGCCCAGACCGGCGGCGCCATTGGCGATGCGATCCCGGTCAACGTGCTGGGCACCGCAGTTGGCGAGGCAGGCGCTGCCATCGCCGTTGGCGCCGCGCTCGAATACGACGCCTCGGCCCGCGTGATTACCAGGAGCGCCGGCGTCACCATCGGCCGCGCGCTGACCGCCGCCGCAGCGGCTGGCGATCAAGTCGAAGTCTTGCTGATTCCAAGCTGATCAGCCCACCGATTAAAGGACACACACCATGCCACAAAACACCCTCGCACAAGCCCGCGTCATCAACCCGGTTCTGACCGGCATCGCGCAAGGCTTCAACGCCCACAACCTCGTTGGAAACATGCTGTTTCCAGAGGTCCCGGTCAACCTGCGCGCCGGTCAGATTCTGACCTTCGGCAAAGAAGAATTCATGCAGTACAGCGGCCTGCAGCGTGCCCCTGGCGCGCAGACCAAGCGTGTGCAATTCGGCTACGCCGGCTCACCGTTTGCGCTGGTCGATTACTCGCTTGAAGGCTCGCTGCCAATCGAGACGCTGCAAGAAGGCCTGTCTTCAGCCAACGGCTTCAGCATCGATGGTGCAGCCGTCGCCATCAACAAGACGCAAAAGATCATGGCCCGCCGGCTGGAACTGCAGCAGGCCGCGCTGGCGACCACGCTGGGCAATTACCCGGCAGCCAACCGCAAGACCCTGTCGGGCACGGCGCAATTGTCTGACCTGACCAGCAACGTGAGCGATCCGATCAATGAGATCGAAATCGGCAAGGACGTGATCCGCGCCGCAATCGGCATGCGCCCCAACACCCTGGTCATGGGTGCCCGCGTGCTGCAGTCGATGCGCCAGCATCCCAAGATCATCGACCGCATGAAGTACACCGGCCGCGACGTCCCGACGCTCGAAATCCTCAAAGGGTTGTTCGACATTGAAAACATCGTGGTGGGCGAGGCAGTCACCGCGACCGATGCCGGCGTGTTCTCGGACATCTGGGGCAAGCACATCGTGCTGGCATACACCAGCACCGGCAGCATCGCCGACATGGGCGAGCCGACGTTTGGCTACACCTACAACCTGGGCGGCTACCCGGTTGTCGAAGAGCCTTACTACGACCGCAACAGCAAGACCTGGTTCTTCCCGGTCACGCGCGCCGAGGCGCCGGTGATTGCTGGCTCCAGCGCCGGGTATCTCATCCAGAACGCAGTGGCTTAAGGGGTAGTCACATGAAAGTTGTGATCATCTCTGCTGTCCAGCACGGCGCCAAGTTGCTGGCGCCGGCTGCCAAGCCGGTTGAAATTGAAAACGACGCGGCGCGGGAGTTGCTCAAGGCCGGCGCCGCCTGTCTGCCTGGTGAGCCGGGCCAGCTTGCGCTTATGGAGGCCGAGGAGGCTATCGGTGCGCAAGCGAAGGCCGCCGCTGCTGCTGCTGCTGCGGTCGAAAAAGAGGCCAAGGCTGCAGCCGCAGCTGCAGCGCAGGACGCGTGGGATGGGGACGAGGCGCTACGCGCCACGTTCAAGGACTTCGCTGAATACCTGGCCAGCCTGAAGGACTGATCCAGCCATGGCATTTGTCGAAGACCTCACCGTGTTCTTTAATACTGCCGAGTTTGCGATTAGCACGACTCTGGCCGGTGTTGCCGTGCAGGGCATCTTCGACAACAGTTATGTGCAGGGCGATGTCGGCGGCGCGGGTATGGCCTCAAGCCAGCCCACGCTGACGCTGCCCACCGCCAGCGTGCCGCCGCGCGTGATCGACTGGTTTCGCTATTTCAATGAGCCGTTTGACCCTGTTGATCTGCGCATGGCCATCAACGGCACTGTGTACCAGATTGTTGCCCACGAGCCCGATGGGCAGGGTGTCAGCATTTTGGTGCTTGAAAAGGTCGCGGCATGAGTACGGTGTTTCAGTCCCTGACTGCTGCAATAGTCGCCAGCCTGGAGCGGTCACCGGCGCTCGCTGACGGTCGCGTCTGGGCCAACCGCCTGCGGCCGATACCTGAAAACAAGGCGACGGCAGTGGTCGTGCGGCTTGAACAAAGCGATGCGGTTGAGAATGTGATCGGCATGCTTGATTGGCAGACCCGGTTTGCAGTCGAGTGTTATGGGCGTGGCGTGGTTGGCGCTGACCCGGCTGGCGGAGTCGACGATCTGATGGCTTCGGTCTGGGCGCGGCTGGCCGCGTTCCCGGTGTCTGATCTTGGCGCCATGGCGCTCACGGTCAACCCTTCGATTGACTGGCAGTACGACGACGCCGACACCCCGATGGCGTGCGCTGTCATTCGCGTCAGTGTCACGCACCGCACTGCCATGACCGGCCTTGCGCCACTACTTTAAAGACAGGTCATCCCACATGCCCACCACCAAAACCGAGGCGCCGCAGCAAGTTGTGCAGGCGTCTGCACAAGTCGTTGAAAAGCCCGCGCACGAAGAGCCCATCTCTGGTGGTAACTACGTCCGCGACCCAATCACCGGCGCCTTGCGCGCCAACCCAGCATTTGAAGAAACTCAGGAGTAACCCGTGCCTAATCGCCTAATCCGCAACACCGCCATCCTGCTAAAGCAAGAAGTCACCTACGGCGTTGACCCGGTGCCCACCGGCGCCGCCAATGCTTTGCTGGTTTCCAACCTGAGCATCACACCGTTCAACGCGCAAAACGTTGACCGCGACAACATCCGGCCATTTTTGGGCGGCTCCGAGCAGCTGGTCGGCACGCGCTATGTGCAGTGCGGGTTTGACCTGGAGCTAAGCGGCTCAGGCACCGTCGCCACTGCGCCCGCCTGGGGCCCGGCGCTGATGGCCTGCGGCTTTGCTGAAACGCTTACCGCCACGATCCGCGCCGACTACACCCCTATCAGCACCGGCTTTACCAGCGCCACCATCTACTGGCACGACGACGGCCTGCGCCATGTCGCCACCGGCTGCCGTGGCAATGTGGTGTTCAAACTTAGTGTGGGCCAGCGTCCGGTGATGTCGTTCACCTTCACCGGCCTTTACAGCACGCCCACGGCGGTTGCCAACCCGGTTGCCACCTTGACAGCATTCCGCACGCCGCAAGTCATCACCGACGCCAATACCGGCGACATCATTCTGGGCGGCACCCACGCCACTGGCATTGCGCCAGCCATCGCCACCGGCACCAGCTTCATCTCGCAGGGCGTCGAGATTGACATGGGCAACAAGGTTGACTTCAA